ATTCTTCAACCTCCACCATAAACATAGGACACAACACCTTCGGGATGATTCACATTCTCAATCACCTTAATTGCTGCTTCATTGAACTCTTTTTGCTTACATTCTTTGATGTAAGAAGATGTAGAATCTCCAAACTTTTTCATAAAGATTTGTTCACAACGAGGCATAGATTCGGCAGCAATCACACACATTCCAGGAGTGTAATCGTAAAGAACGTCGGAGATGATGTAGAGATTCATTGGATTCAATCCTGTGCAGAAGAGAAGGTTTCAATGAACAAATCCCAGGCAGGATTATCATCAACCAGAGAGTGACAATTTGCCTGATCGCACATCCAATCGTATGCCATATCACAATCTGCATCAGTATTCAGAACAAACGATTGCAGACCTGAAATTGCACTCAGAAACTCTGCATCGTAAATCAGAGACTTGCGAAACTTGCCAGTGTTTGAGTCTTGAATCATAGTCATTTGAGTTGGATTCCTTTGACTCTTTTAATATACAGGAAATTGGTGGCAGTGCCGATTCTGTGTGCCAGAGATTCAAATGGCACATCATTACATTTTAGATGTGAATCAGACATCATTGTTGTAAACATCCTGTTCAATTTGAGAGAGAACTTGTTGATTGCACTTTTCTGGAATCAACTCATCATCCTCATCACACAATTCACTCAACCAATAATCAAATTGCATCTGATTGAGTGATTGTAGATTGTCCAGTTGTTGTTCAATGCAATTAAGAAGTTGTTCTTGAGTCATTTCAATCACCAAATACTTGTGCATTTTCTTCTGGTGTGACATTGGTAACTTCACTTTCCAGAATCTCAATGTTGAACAGATCAAACAACTGATAGAGTGCTTGTTCCAATATCACTGGATTGACTTCTGCTTTATCAATCGTGAATGAAATTGTTGAAGTGTTCATTAGAAATCAACCTCCCAATCAGTGTCGTTGAAAAGATTTACCCAGAAGTGATTTTTGTTGTTGAGTGAACGTAGAAAGACACGATCACCTTTGTTTTGTTCAATCACACACTCCGATTCTGATTGCATTAGGTTACAGAATCGGTTGCGTGCTTTCTTAGACTTTGGAGTGACAAATGCGGTGTTCATCATCAGAAATCCTTGGTGGAAAATGCAATTCTCATATTGCTGCTCAGAAACAAACAACCCCAGGAATCAAAAGAGAACCAAGGTGCAAGAGTAAACACACCAGGGACTTCTTTACACTCTTTGAGTGCTTTCTTAGGAAACCAAATTGTGTGTCGGGGAGTGTGAACTGAACCGAATTGAATTGCTTTTTCAGTTTCTTTAATCTTCTCAACAGGGAGAACATTAAAGTTGTGCTTGCGTCCCAGATTGATGAAGCAAACACTGTTTTCATTCACGGAAGAATGAATGTCAGTGAGAGTTGCGGTGTTCATTGGAGTTGTGTCTCTCAACTTCTATAGAATACAGGAAATTGGTGCCTGTGCTCATACCTTGTGCCAGTTCCTTAACTGTCCACATTCTCTTTACTTTAGAACGTGAATGTATTCAAAGGTTTTAATACACCAACCAGTTGCACAAGTGATTTCTTCAACTAAATCTTCCTCATCACTTGCTTCCCAGACAGTGTTAGTGACTTCATCAATGATTTGTTGTTGTGCATCTTGAGAAATTGTGCCAAAATCATCCTCAAAATCAAACTCAATGTCAACGACTTGGAATAACATCAGACTTCATCCTGCATTTCAGAGAGTTTGTTGTAGAGTGCATCAACATCGCACCCAACAATTTCATTCAGTTCCTCTGCAGATTCTTCATCAGTGAACGAATCAGTGTGAAACTCAATGAACTTAAGGAGAGCATCAATCTCCTCAAAAGTAAGAGTGGTTTGTGTCATCATCAGTAGTTAGAAACGGTTTGGAAAATGATACCAGTTGAGTTGTAACGCAAGTCAACATCACACTGGTATTCTTCACTCAAACTGTATGCCAAATCAATGGCACGATCAATGTCAGTGGTAGTATTCTCCCAAGGAGCAGCATAACATTTGACATCAATTCGGGTGTCTGGTGAGTGTCTCATTGGTTGTGTTCCTTTGACTCTTTAAGAATACAGGTTTTTGGTGGCAATGCTCATACCTTGTGCCACTTATTCAAGTGTCACAGCAAATGCCGTGAAACACTCAAACAGATTGAATCATTTACATTTACGATGCCATATTTCTCTTCAATGTATTCATCATACAATTCTTCTTCATCATTTCGTGCTTCAATTTCGTGTGGTTGATACTCATACTCATACTTTTCCACTGGTTCTTTACAATAACACATTTTTCCGTAACGAACCTGCAGTGAACCAGTTACCCATTGACGAAGATGAACCAATTCGTGCAAAAGAGTTTTAATATACAACTCTTTGTCCATATAAGTTGTCAGTTCAATCAAAAAGTGACGAGGACGTTTTGCTTCATCCAGAAAATCACAATATCCATAAACTCTTTCACGACGCAATCCACGATGTAGAATCTCCACATCAACTTTATGACGTGGCAGAAACTTATTGAGAAACCATTGAGTTACATCTTCACAGACAAGTTTGCTGTAACCGTATCCAGAATGATAAATGCTGCTCATAACAAATGATTGAGAAAAAGTTGAGTGATTCTGCATCCCCAGTTCATAAAGATGCAGAATGATGATACAAAGATGAGTTTATCAGTTGATGTCATCGTGCGTACAAATATCCTCCTGCCCAGTCAGCATTTTCAAGCAACCATTCACGTTGTTCAATGATTCGCAAATCATAACGAACACCTTTGGCAGGTGCTTTCCAGGATGCGGATTTATACACTTGTCCAGTCTTTTTATCAATGAAGCAATGAACAGAACGAGAACCATTTGCGTTCATAATCACTTTATGATACTTTCTACCAGTTTCAGGATAGAACTCATAACCACAAATACCTTGCTTGAGTTTCTCAATCTGTTCCTGATGATAGGGAACATAATTAACATCTACAATGCCATCATTATCAACTGCACGTTGATGTTGACGAATAGAATACTCAATAAAGTTCTGCCGCAGTGCTTCACACAGAGAATAAGTGTGCCCCAGAACAGCAAGTTCAATGTTCTTGCGTGCTTCCTGTTGTGCAGAATAATCAGCAAAAGTGGTTGTCATTGGAGTGAAATCCCTTGAACTTCTATAGAATACAGGAAATTGGTGCCAGTGGAGATTCAGTGTGCCAGTTTCTTAACTGTCACCAAGTTCCTCTTTGAATGTGAATCTTTTTGATTTCCTGATAAAGAAACTGACGAAGTTTAGTGTCTGTGGTATTATCAAAAGCATAATAAAGACGACTTAGGTATTCATCTTGTTTGATGCCAATGTTACCATTCCCACCTAAGTCATTGAGTGATGATCCTGCCTTTCTTCGTGGTTGTGAGATGTTACCAGAAGTTCTGAACTTTGTTTTAATCTTTGAGAGATTAGAGTATGTCATCCCATACCTCTTGGAAATTGATGTTTACAATCAGGGCACAACCAGTGATCAATTCTGTCTTCACCAAGCAACTCAACTCCTATCACACGACTATAGAAATAGGGTGAAGAATGATTTTCCCAGTATTCTTCTGGAATGGGAAGATCAAACCAGTTAGCACCACATTCGGGACAATTCTCAAGTTTTGTGATGTCAGTCATCGTGCAATCACATCCAGAGATTCTAACAGCATCAGTGCAAGTTCTACCTGATTTTCTTCATCAACCACAGGAATGTTTGCATCAACGAACTCACTTGCAAGTTCTTGCAGAAGTTCGGTCATTCTACTATCAGCATAAGCAAATGAAGCAAACTCTGATTTGAAACCATCACGCAGCAGACGCAGAGAACGTGTTACTGTCAGGTCTTTAATTTCTTGTTCGTAAGTCATTTGAAACTCACATTTACGGCAACAATTTTTGCTTTAGGATTTCTTGCAAGTGCAGTCTCTCGTGCATCTTTAGGACTGATTGCCTGCACTTCTTCGTTGAAGGTTTTACCACCAACATAGAGTTGAACAACGTATTTCATTTGATGTCTCCCTCAGCAATCAGTCCCATAATTTCACGAGCAGTGGCAGCAAAGTTAATGTGATCTTCAAGTCCTTCATTAGAATAAACATTGAAGACATCAGATTCTCTGTAAGTGTCAACAATCAATTTGCAGGCATCATAGAGTTCTGCAATGTGATGCTGACGTGTTGGAAAGGAAATCATTGATGTTGTGTGGTTTGACTCAACAAAGATAGTATAAGGGCATTGTGGGGGCACACAGGTGCCACTGTGGACACTTAGAGAAGTGTCACCTTTCAAGACATTTTTGCAAGACTTACCAAAAGTCTAATCAACAGAAGAACACCAAACACTTGCAGATAAGTAACAGAAATACCAATCATAAGTGCAAGAATAACATAGAGGACACCTGAAAGAATTGCCTCTGCAATAATTGCACCAATCACTTTACCGATGCCATAGAGTGCTTCTTTTTTCTCAGGAGAGATTGTCATTTGTTTTTGGGAAAATGATGAAGAATAATAATTTGCAGTGCTCCCAGAGAATATGCTAGGAGAACCAAGATTCCACAAATCATTGAGTGCTATTTGACTCAACACAGATACAATAAAGCATCCTGGTGGTTGTGCCAGGATGCTGTGCCAGTTTCTAAAGTGTCACTACTTAACTTCGTATTTTTGTTTTGTGACTTTTCTTGATGCAGATTTAGTTGCTGGTTTCTTTTTACCTTGAGTTGCATCCTCTATATCTTTCTCAAGTTGATTCGCAAATCTTGATAGAAAACCAGTTCTTGCTAACTTAACATCACTTGGATTTCTTGCTGCTTCATCAACTTCATATTCTTCTCTTGCAACATCAGATTGATACCTTTTTGCACTTGCCATTTGCTTTAATCGTGCAAGTTGCTGCATCTTTTTGATTTTTCTTTTCTCTTCTGGTGTTGGTGGTGCTTGTGTGTCAGTTTCTTCTTTTGTTAAATGTGCTGCTGCTTTATATCCTTTGTGTCCTGCCTGATAATTTTGCCACGCCTTTGTATTTGCTTTTTTATCTGATGCAGTTACAGTCATTCTGGTATCTTCTGGTGCTTTCTTTTCACCACCATACACAACTTTCTCACAAATACCTACAAACTCCTCAAATGTTCTTGCTCTTGGATTGTAGTATGGAGTAACGTCTGATTTATATTGAACACCACCAACATTCTTACCAAGATGCTTTTCTTGTCTTCTCTTCTTCTCTAATTCGTATTGTTGTTTTGCGGTTCTTGGTTTAGGAATGGGTTTACCAGTGATTCCTACTTCTGTTTTGTCCTTTGCCATTGCTACAAATACTTTTTAGGTATTTATAGTATTCAATCAATCGGAAGTTTTGCTTGTGAGTTACTCTTTGGGATGATAAGTTCTTCCATAATGATTTGCTTTGGTAGAAAGTTCCAACAATAGTAACTAGAACTGAACGTAATCTTGTCGTTTGGTCTACCATCAGGACTGTGAAACTTCATCCGTTTGTCAAACATCAACAGTTGAAGATCCTTGTCCTTGAATAATTGTTTCGGAGCACTATCATTCAACCAAGTGTTAGTCATAATCAGTGCAAATGGTTTGCCAAATGATAATGCTCTCTCAAAGAACTTACGTTTGTTTGTGAATGGTGGATTGGATACAATTACATCCCATTTGAGTGGTTCAAAATCAAAGAAATCTTGACCATAACGGATGTGGGAGTAGACTACATCATTCTGCTCACCAATCTGCTTGACAAACTCACTATTTGGAGTATCAAATGGGCACCAGACGATTACATCTTTGGGAATGTATTTCAGAATGGGAGTAACACCGTATTTTGGAGTATAACATTCGTCGTTGTTACCCTCCGAATACATCAGTTTGCCACTGTCAAGAGTCATACAATTTGAGTTCCGTATTGATAGATTTCTTTGCGGGTCAGATTACCAGAGAGACGAGGATCTTTGTGCTTACCGTGAATCTTACGTTCCCAATCTTTCTTAAGTTTAGGAAGCAGAATCATCAGAACATCATCACCAGTCAGTTTCCACACTTCAACGACTTTGCCACCATCATATCGGGCAATATAGTGATTGGAATACTTACCAAGTTTCTCCTCAATCAGATAACGTTCTTGCTCTTCCCAGGTATTTTGGACACTGATACCATTATAAGTCCCATTGATAGATTTAGCAATAGTTGATTTATACTCACATTCACCATCTTGATCCACAGCATCAGCACCCGAATAAGTTTCTGCTACTTGATGTCCAAGAATACTAGCAAGATGTATCTCACGGGAACGAGCATAACTGAAAGGATCTCCCCAACCTTGTTCTTCACAAAGTTGATACATTTCTTCAAACAGTTGTTGAAATCTTTGTTCGGGGGTCATATGAGTCACCAGTTCTTTGCAAGTGTAAAGTTCATTCTACTAAACTCATCACGATTCACGATTTTGTAACTTCCAAACTGATTGTGCATTACAAATCCTTCGTGCTCTGAATCTTTACCATCAATTTTGCAAGTGATGTTATCATCAGATTCAATGTAAAAGAACATATCCATCTTGATAGATTCAATCAACTTCCACAATCGCAGCAGGTTGATGTCAACATCATAATTTTCTGCGATTTCGTGTTCGTCAACCTCTTTACCCTCACGAATGTAAGAATTGATGATTTTTTTGAGTTCTTTTGCTTGTTTGTCACTCACAAAGGTGCAAAGTGTGCTCATTTGACGGGCAAATCCACAAAACTCTTCAATATCATCACGATAAGGACAAATTGTTGCGATTGGTTGAACAAACAGACAATTTTGAGTGCTGTTCAGTTTCTTCAACAAAGGAGCAGCAGTCATCTCACGAATATCATCTGCACCACTATAGATTGTGTGAGGTGCAATGATAATATCCTGACAAACTGTTGAAGAGAACTTATAGGTGATTGTGTTAGGAGTGAATGTATCTGCTCCACTCCCAAAACCAATCCAGTCACCCTGAATCACTGCTTTAGTGCGAGGCAGAAAATCGAGACAATAAATGAGAATCTGTGCTACCTTTGGTTGATGTCCAAAGTGAGTAAAGATGTCATCTTGATTGTAGCAAAGACGAATCTTTTGCTTATTAAATGCTGCTTTCGTGCAGACAAAAAACTTACCATTCTGAGGATTTGTGCCCCAGACAAGTGCAGGAGCACCATCAATTTTCACACTGACATTAGAATCAGCAGTGAACCAATTCAAAACACTCAAGTCACCAGTCAGGATAGAATCTTCAGGGTGCTCAAGATGAAGGTTTTGAGTCATTGTTTGAATGTCAACAAAGTCATCATAAAGTCAAAAGAGGAACCTTATGGGTTCCTCTGTGACAGTTTATCAGGTGTCCTCTTCTTCTTTGAGTTTGTCCATTGCAGTCTTAGAAACTTTACAAACTCGGTTCTCTTTGTAGAGTTGAGTTACACGTTCCCGACGAAGTTCAAGAAGTCGGTTGTAAGTTACTTGTTGTCCTTCAGAAAGATTAAAGTCATTGACTCTCCATTCTTTTTGAAGTTCTTGAAGTTGAATCAGGATTTCAGAGGGTTTCATTGAGAGTTTCTTGTGTGGTTTCTTGAGTCACTTTAGGTGTCACCCGAATGTTGTAAGGTGAATTGAAGAATCTACGAAATGCAGTAACAATAATCAGGAAAGTTGATGCAACACCAATCAATCCCAGAAAAGTGACAGCATCACCATTAAAATTAAGAGTTTCAGGAGACATAATCAAAAATCGTATTTGGAATTGAGAAAAGTGTTGAAAGTTTTGTCATCATTTGTATTTTCTTCAAAGAGTTCGTCTTGATAAGATTCTTTGAAGTCAAAATCATTCAGTTCTTCAACTTGAATGTCATCAAACCAATCCATAAAGGTTCCTCAAGTGAACAAAAGTAATATACAGAAGATCGTGGTGCTTTTGTGGTGTTGTGTGCCAGTTATTCAGGTGTCCACTCAACGAGACATAATTGACTTTAATCTTGCTCTTTTTGCTGATACCTCTGCACCTGCTTCGTGTTCCATTTCTCCGTGTGCTTGACGGATTTGCATACCTTTCCAACGGGCAGATGCTCTGGCAACCTGTTTGTTATACTCATTTGGTTGCATTTTAGGATGTTGCTCTGCTTGTAGTTCTCTCTTTATTTCTTTTTTTAATGCTTCTCTTTCTTGTGCTGCTGCTTGGTTTTCTCTTTGTGCAGATTGGTAGTCAGCAACTTTTTGTTTTTGCTTTGCCATTAAATCAAGTTGTCTCTGACGCAACTCTTGTCTGCGGGATTCAATGTCTTCATTAAATTGCTGAAAAGTCTTCATCTTTACAAATACTTTTAGGTATTTATTTTACATTGAGTTTGCTTATGTGTATCAGTCGGGAAATGATGAGTTCTTAGTACACCATAAACAATAAAACAGTTGGTAATTAAAATAGACAAAAACATCAAAAGACGAATAAGAGCAATCTTATCTGCCTCTTGATTGTTTTTACCTGCTTTTTCTCCCAGAGATTTTGCAATCAATCTCCAGAGACTTTTGTGTTTCATTTACCCGATTCTTTGAGTAATTTGACTTGATTCCAATCATTCCTATGCACCAAGACACAAACATCATTCACCCGATTGTTCCCCACACGAACACAAACTGAGATGTATTCATCGCAGACAAAACGAACTTCACCAACCCAATCTCTGTATTGAACGATGATGCCTTCGGCAAAGGATGGTTTCATACAAAGAACTTGTCCAGTGGTGATTCTTTAAGAGGAATTGCTGTGTATTTTGTGGTATTCTTGAAGTTCACAACTTTACCAACTGTAGAACTATTTACAGGACTATAGAACTTGCATTCTTTATAGTTGTAGAACCCCCAGATGGTTCTGGTAGATTTGCCCAGATTGTAATCAAACTTGCGATGGCAATACAACCAAATAGAAAAGACACCACGTTTGAACTCTTCAACTTGATAGGCATAATCTTTGGGTGGTTTGTGAGTAAATTGTGGAATCAAATCAACTGAAAGTTTCATCAGCAATCGTAATCTTTGACGTATGAGAGCAGTTTAATCTGTTCTTGTAGTTGTAGAATCTCTTGCTGTTGTTCTGTAATCTTTTGTTGCAATTCAGTGATGCGTCCTTGATATTGAAACTTAAGTTCGTTAATCATTCTGTTAGAGTGTTCTATGTTTTGTGTCACGTCGTAAATGCCTCAACTACACTTGATTCTACATTTTCGGCAAGAGCAAATCGTGGTGCTTTAATTACATTCTCACGAAGTTTGCTATAATGCTCTGTCCAAGTTTCGTTGTCCCATTCAACAACCAAATCAAAACATTCATCATCATTTTCTGCGATTACATTAAGCAAACCACCATACTCCGATTGAAAAACTGGAACGAAGTAATCAAGAACATAAAAATACTTTTGTGCCATTTGTTTTTGTAAGTTACTCCTCAAGTTTAGTGTGAAATGATACGATTGTCAATAAAACTCTGCCAAGATGTAGTCGCAAGTGACTTCATATTTCTCAGCAAGTTCATTGACTTCTTGCCAGAACTCTTCTGCTTCTTTGCTTTGTTCTGCTTGTTGAATCAGTTTTTTGATGCTATCGGGAATCATTTTTTATTCAGGTAATCAAAGTGTTTGGAAAATAGAACAAAGAAGAACCAAGCAAATGCTGCTGAAATGATGAGAAACTCTATCATTTTTGATGTGTAAGATTTTGAATTGCTTGTTGACGATAATGTGCTTTGAACATAGCATCATCACGTTGAATACAGAATATGTTCCAGGCAATAATTACAGAGAACCCAATCAATCCAGCAGCAATGTATTTGGTTTTCATTTCAAATGCTCTCGGCAGTAAACAAAACGTTCCCATTCTTTATCTGTGAAGTTGTCAGAAGCATAGGGAATACCAACAACATAGGCACAGAACTTGTTAATCTCTTCAGAACGGTTACTTGTAGCAATCAAAGAACTTGCAAGGAGTTCAATCATTTGTTCAGTTCACCATCAATAATTCGTTTGAGATCTTCACTCAAACGTTTATTTGCACGACGAGTGAGAATAATGTCTGCGATGCAATAACCAAAGGCAAATCCTGCCATAATTGTAGTGATCATACTGCAACTGCTCCTTCAGGAATAGAAACAACTTCGGGAAGTTTGGAATTATCAAACTGGTGCATATTATAGCACACCCATTTACCACTACGGAAGACATATGCGTATTCTTCACTGTTATCGGGAAGAAGAAACTCACAGAGGTCTGCATCAAGACGGGGAGGGCAATCTTCACCACGGGCAGAATAGGGAAGAGGACCGACTTCAGGTAGAGTTTCATTGCCCCAACCTGCATTAGTCCAGAGGCAAGAAATGTCCCCCAAATCAATCAATTCTGCTGCTTTCTCATAAGAATTGAAGTTTTCAACAAGTTTTACACCATTAAACTTAGGATAACCATCATAATGACAGTAGATTGAAAGAATACTGTCATTGGCAAGTTGAAGTCCAATGCGAGAACGGGTGCCCATAAAATAGTTGAAGAGTGGTTTGTGTTGAGAGGCAACCTCTGTGCCTCATAAACTTATGATAGAACGGCACAGGGCAGTTTCAAGATGCTCTGTGCCAGTTCTGCAAGTGTCACATCAACGGTTCCGAATCCAATTTTTCTTTACTTGATCAATTTGAACACTCAAAAGAATATCAGAACGGGCAGGATTTACTTCTCCAATGTCACATTTGTAATAGTCTCCCAGTTGAAACTTTGCGAAGATACCATCTCCCTTTTCATAATAACGAGACCGTGCAACTTCATCATCAATAACAAGAACTTTGTAATCATTTGGTTCCCAACCACCAAGATCAAGGACAATCAGTTTGTTAAATGTTTTTTGCTCTTGGAAGTCTTGCAAGGTTTTCTTATCACCCTGAAAGTTTTTCATCTTAACATCTTGCGTGTTGTGAGGATTTTTACCTCGGGGAGAATAAAACAGTTTCTTTCTCATCTTAAGTTCAACTGCTTCTCCTGTATATTCACCGATGACAGTAATTTCTGCTCCTGCAGCATCAGTTCCCTCGCAGATAAAATCATAACCAATCTGATCTACTCGGAAAAGTGGAGAGAACTCTGATAGTGCAAGTTCTACAGAACTGGAGACGATAAAGTTATCAGCACGGGAGGTGAATCCAGGATCATTGTAGAGATCCTCCACGACACCGAAAACTTTATTCCAATCAACTTTGGTCTCCAGGAGATCAATTAAGTGAGTCATAGTGTCAGTAGTGGACATATGCAATATACACAAGATGAGAGGTCAATCAATAGGTAGTGTGCCACTTGATTGACTGGCACAATGCTGTTTGATATACTTTTGTGCCTGCAATGGAGTGTTTACAACATCAAGTTGCTGTCCATTGTAAATAATCATCAGTTTCTTCCCAAAAGGAACTGCAGCATAATCACCTTTAATAAATCCTTCTTTCATCGTTTAATAGTAGAAATTGCTGGTTCTCCGTGTTGAAATACAGTATCAACAACGTTCTGAATCTTCTTGGCAGTGCTGATACCAACCGAATTAAAGGTAGGAATCACCACAAGTCCATAAGATTTGTGATATTCTGATAGATTGCCTGGTGTGATTGTCCCATTGCGAAGTCCTGCAGCATCTTTGTGATGTAATCTTACCACACGTCCAATTGTTTGGCAGATACCGATTGCATCCATTGAACGCATAAAGATGACTGCTTCCAAACCTGAAACATTGATACCTTCAGACAGAATAGAATGATGAAGCAAAACAAACTTCTTAGAGTCATCTTTGCTCCATTCGTGCAGAGTATCAAAGAACTCTTCACGATTGACTTTCTTACCATCAATAATCGCACCAGTTTTAGATGTAATCACCATCCAAGAGTATCCACGTTGCTCAAGTTGAATACAGAAAGGAGTTTGTGACATCAAAGCAGTGATTTGTTTGGTTGCCTTGGCACACACAAGAACCTTAGAAACTGCTGCTTCATCAATGCTTTCCAGCAGATGATTACAGTCACGTTCAAACACATTGGTGCTGTCCAATGAAACTTGCTTGGCAATAATCTTTGGTGGAATGATATAACCTTCCCGAACCATTCTTGGTGCAGGAACATTTGCAATGATATTACCATAAACCTGAACATTGTTCATTCCAGGTTTCTTGGGTGTGGAAGAATACTTTGGAGTTGCAGTGTAGAAGTAACAACGTTCTGACTGTTCACTGAAGTATTCTACCGCAGGATAAAAGTTCTTCTGCACCGAATTGTGTGCTTCATCAAAGTGAATTGTATGAACTTTGATGCCCGACTCCATCACCTTATGCAGAGAGTGATAGGTAGTGAAGATGAGTTTATGAGTTTTGGTATGAAACCACCATTTGAACAAAATATCAGAGTTTGTTGAAGAATGATGATGCGTTTCTCCTGAATGACAATGAAATACTGAAGCATTTGTGATATGCTCCAGATACTCAGAAGAGAGTTGATTCGCAAGCAAAATGCGAGGAGCAACAACTACAACAGTCTGAGGAGTTTCTGATTCAAACTGAGAGATTGTATTTGCAATTCCTACAAGAGTCTTACCTGCACCTGTGGTTGCACAAATGATACCTTTCTTATGTTCTTTCTGAGCATCACAGCACTCAATTTGATGTGGACGAAGTGAAACAGAAACCATAAGGTAAGAATCAATGAAGTAATCATATCAAAAATCTGCTGCTGTGGCAAGTGAGTGTGCCAGTTGATAAAGTGTCACAGCATAATTAAGTGTGGTGCTGCTGTTAAAGATACCTCAACATCTTCATACATTTTACCGAAACTTACCTTTTTACTTAAAAGATTTGAGGTTCCAGAACCTCCAACCTTCACAAATCCTCTCTTTGTGATTGCTCCAAAGATTGTAAAGAAGATTGCTTTTTTTAAAAATGTCCTAAAAGTTCTTCCACCAACAAAGAAGAAATAAGATAACAAAAGTGAGGTATAATGCTCATAAACTCTGTTATTTGGAATTGCATCAACATTTGTTCTAAATCCACCTTCATTTTTAATCATTCTAATGACATTTTTTTGATACAATTCAAATCCACCTGCGTATTGCATTTCTTCAAAAAATGGTTTCATAACTTTTTCTAATTCTTTAAATGTATGAAAACCTCTACTACTCAACAGTTGACTGCATTTTTTATATGATGAAAGTTTTTTAATTTCAGTAAAGTTGTTTCTTGCGGTTGTTCTATTTGTTCTATTCAGTTCACTTAAAATAATATCATCAAACACTCTTAGAAGTTTTATACTAAGCAATCTCATAATCTGATTATATCCAGAGTATTTTCTAAGAAATGGTTCTAATGACTTAGGTGCCATTCCAGCAACCCACGGAGTAGACGCAGATTTTGAAGCATCAATATAAAACTTACCATTAAAACTACCAGATCCCATTGCTGGAAGAGGTTCAAGTCCAAAAATAGTATTATCAAACTCAGGATCTATTTTTTTATAGTTAAAGTCAAAAAATAGTTTCCACGTTGATGCAGATCCAGCATCTCTTACATCCCATTTATCATACTTAATATCAATTACATCTTCAATTATTTTCTCAACTTCAATTGGAGATTTTCCACCTAAAACAATTACTAATTGTGAATATGGATCAAGATTACTTTTAGGAACTTTACCAATTTTAGAAATATCTCCTGCAAGTTTTACTGAAGTTGTAGAATCTCTTCCTTTTGGCATTTTATGTGAGATTGGAATCAAATCACCTGTCTTTAGATACTTCTTAATTAAACCAGCATAAGTTTTATCTTTAAATTTGAAATAATTGAGGAGAATAGTTTCATCTTTTTTAGGTTTTATAATAGTATCATTAAAATCTTTTTTGATTTCATTAACTTTACTATGATTAACAATATAAAAATCAGCAGGAGTTAAATTCGTTACACTTGCTCCAGCAGATAATGCATCCGCAAATACTTTTGAAAGTCTAGTAAGACATTTATTTTTGATAGTGTCTACAAATACACTATCTTGCCCATATATTCTGTAGTCTTTTCCTGCTTTTAAGAAACTTGAGTTAAAAAGACTCACCATTTGATTATAAATTGCTTCTAAATGCACATCACCTTTTCCTTTCTCAAAACTATACTTAGATTTAAGAACAGAAAAATTAAAGTTTGGTTCTAAATGAGATTTATATTCTTGAGACAATTGTGTTATCTTAAAATCTTTAAAGATGTTTATCCACTCTTCTTTGTGTTGCTCCGAATTAGTTTTATAATCAGGATTTTTTAGAAAATATGCAAATGCCAAACACGCAAGATTTTCTTTTGGATCTGCTACTGCTGCCATAACCCTTTTTCAAGTATTTAGAAGTCACTTAGCATCCAAACAACAATGCACCAATACCTGCTCCAAGTGCTTGCCAAGAATAGTTATTGCTGTAAGTATTACTCCAACTACTATTGGAGTAGTTTCGTCCATAACTTGAATTCCAACTTCCACTGGACGTTCTACTATTTCCACCAGAAATTGCACCAGCAATACCAGCACCCAAAAGTGCTCCTGCAGTAGGATTGCAATTCCTACGACGATAATAATTTACTGGTGGTTGAGTAACATATCCACCACCATTTCCACTATAAACTTTAGATGAATAAACCTCTCCAGTTTGGCAATTTACAGTCAGTTCAGTTGTTTGCACTCCACCCTGAATATAGTTTCCGTAATTATTATAATACCCAGGAACATAATTTTCCTGATATTGCCGACAAACTTGATAGGTATTAGTTTGTTGAGCAAATACTGGTGTGGGTGATGCAATCAAACCAGCAAGCAGAAATGCTTTGAGTTTCATTTGGAGTTTAATTCTAAAGTCATCATAAACAAAAAAGAGGACTTGTAAAGTCCTCGTGTGCCAGTAATTCAACCGCCCTTTTCTTTCAAACTCCGTACAAGATACTCAGTAAATGCTTCCATCTTCTGTGGTGCAACTTGTGAAATGTTATAATCAATCGCATCTTTAAGGGCAATCATTTCATTCCATTCATCTGTTGTGAGTTTTTCTTCGTGTTTGGATGAAAATGACATAGTTTTTTGCTCCCAGAAATATCTTGAAATCCTAACACTATTTAATCAAGTTTGGAGGTTGCTTAATAATGTCTTTAGAGTGTTGTTACAAAACTTAATCATTAAAGAATGAACCAAAACTACCACGACTGTCAGGTTTTCTGCTCTCCAACATATCCATCAGTTCTTCAATCTTCTTGCACTGTTCCAAATCAAGAAGAAGTTTAGAGAGTTGTTGAACTACCAGTGGTTTTTCATTTGTTGCAGCACTTTTAATTGCGGCACGAAGATGTGCCTCAGCTTCCAATAAGTGATCCAGTGTTTGTTTTGATAGTGTCATTAAACTTTCCTCAAAAGATAAGAACCGTCACCTCTATCAACCCACTCAACTTTATCACCTTCTTTTAGATTTGCTGCCTCAAGAAGATCCTCAGGAAACTGAACAAAATAATTATCAACGCCCTCTTCAATTATTTGTTGAACAGGAAGTTGCCACTTCACTACTTTATCTTCTTTTGATTCCCAAAAATCATTCCAAGCACCTTGACATTCAGGTGAGGCATCATTTTTATCACAGGATAAAGATTCGTTTGCAATTTGATATTCTAAATCACTGTGTCCCCAAGGACGCATACCATCATCTTTTCCTTCATAATACTCTCTTTCACTCAGGACTTCTTTGACATAATCATCATATGCTTGAATATGTCTCTTACCATTGCCATTCAGCAGTGCAAGAAGTTCATAACAATGTTGAGTGTTGTACTTGAAATAATGATACTGTTCCTCTACAACACCTTTAATGACATCATAGATTTCTTGTGGTGTTGCTTCTGCCGATGAAATGGCATCGTGCATCCAATTTTCAAGATTTTCAAGTGAATACTTTTTGTAATCAAAGTCAGTCATAATCAAAACCAAGAACCTTTGAGTGATTTGTGAGATTGCTTCATTGCCTTATAGAGTTTTTTAATCTCTTGATAGGCATCTTCAGCAGTCATCTTACCACCGATTGCCATACTTGTCAAGTAAGAGACGTGATGTGAAAAGTTATTCAGGTTGTTAATTGTAGCAATATCCAGAAAACTCATATTAGCATCTGGGTTCATTGGAGGAGTTGGATACAAAAACTCCTCTTTCACTTGTTTTGATGTTGTCATTTATCCAAAGAGAATTGATTTATAGTGTAGGGTTCTGCTGCTAAAATGTCAATACGAGCATCAACTGCATCAATATGATTTGAAAGTTCATATAAGCAGTTGCTTGTTTCTATATTTTCTTCCTCAAGATTTTTAATTCGTTCTTCTAGTTTTTCAATCAGTTCAAGAAGATTTTGATTGTTTTCCATAATTTTTATAATAATTGTTATATGCCATAAACCTTGAAACTGATGGGATTACATTGAGACTTTCACAACATCTTAAGTAAGATATAAACTCATACCAAGGTGCTGTGGGGTCAGTATCACTCATACTTTCTCAAAACAAACACTATTGAACTTACCATAAACACCACGAAGATACAGTTTTGTGTGCCAAGTGTGAATTTCTACTCTTTCCACATAGTAGGTGTCTCCTTCAAAGAGAACACCAACTGGATTATCATTATTGCCCCATCTTACCTGTTCTTCAATGCTTCCAGTATATCTTACTTTGTCCCCTGATTTGAAGTTTTCCATAGGATTTACGGATTACCTTTTCTATTTAACTTTTGCATTTCTAGCAAAGTTTCTAATGGAATCCAAGCAGGATTTTCATTTGCAAACTGAACTTGCACTTCAGTTATTTTTTGTTTTAGACTTTGACTCCACACTTCTCTTGTTTGTTTTACGTTGCTGAATGGGTTCTCCATCACGATAAAAGATTTTGATTTTCTTCTTATCTAGTTTATATCTGGTGAGGTGTTTTTGCAAGTCATAATCATCACGAAACCAACACACTCTGTTTTCTTCAGTGACTTCTAACCGAACAGGCATTGAAGGATAGGGAAACAGTTGGGGTTCAATCATTCCTGGGATCTCCATTCTTTTCTCATTCTAACATATTCTGGATCATAGGCAACCCTGTCCCGTATGTTCTTAAATACCATCGCAGCCATTGCTTTAACCGATGTAAGTGCGTCTGCTTCTTGAGGTAATACGGAACCAGACGAATCGTATTTTTTTCCGTCCTTATGATTCGCATACCTTCTGGGGCAATTAAATTAAGTGTAAAAGAACCTCTCTTAAATATCCATTCTATCGTGATTTTTTTATCATTTGTAATCACGATACATTTTGTATAGAGAATCAAAAGATTTAGAAGTAGTGCCCACATCTTCCTTATCTATTGCCGGTAATGTCCTCATACCCCATCAGTTTACCACAGTGAAAGTGAAGACGCAAGGTAGGCCAATCTTCCCACTGTCCTTCCCAAGTTGCCGGATAAACATTGATGTATTTCGTCAAATACCAAGGACTGATTTTGCCGTGATTACCGTTAGGAATCCACCGAAAATTGAGGAGGGTTCTTTTATCATCATACCCATCATCACCTTCTTTAAGTTGCACAAAATCAGCAGTATGTGAGTAATCAATGGTATACAAATGTCCATCAGGTGATAACCAATAATGTGACATTGTTCCACCAATACCATCTTCAATGTCTTTTGTTTGAAGTTCAGTATCGGTAAAGTGTTCTCCAAGTGAATATGAAGAACGCACATAATCAAACATTCCCATAGTTTTAATCGTAAAGGTTTTGCTCCTGGTTCAGTCTATCTATATGATGATAAATGGTTGCAGTAGAGTATTCAAACTCCTTAAAACGTCGTGGATTGTTCTGCTGCATTTTGGTTAGCATATTAATCCATTGATACCGACTATCAACAACCCAACCATAACGTCGTTCGTCGTGAAACATATCAAATATCGTCATCATCTAACTCCTCATCAAGTTTCAAATCACCAATAAAGTCACCAACAAGGTGATCGACATTATCAAACATTTCTTTGGTAAATGGAATCAGTTTCTCTTCACCACGTTCAATACGATCTGCCATCTGCATTAAACCTTCAAGAAAATCTTTAGGTAATACATCATCATCACCCAAATATGCCCAGAAAGTACTATAACATTCCTCATAAGGATCATCATAGAACATTAGAGCATAACCTTCATAATTACCAGTCATTAAGTCTCTCCAATTACAGAAAGACATACGAATAGTTTGCCAACCTGTCATCCAGCAGTGCCCAATCCAATACTCCCACCAGTTCATTTTGAGTTTGTTTGGATGTGTTCCTTTTACTAATTTACTGAACATTACTTAAATCCCTTTGCCTCTTGTTTTCTATCTAGGACTTCAATATGACTTAAAAAGTTTCCACCATTTTGAAACCAAGTCACTTGAACGTCTTCATAGCTATCAAAGATAACTTCTCTACCATTCTCAAAAACTACCTTATAATCGTGACGAAGATAAGGTTCGTTTGATGTTTGCTTGAAGATTTTCATTTGTTGATTGTTGTAAGAAGAACCCATAACCAAATCTCTAATACTATAAGAACAATGATTTCAACAAAAACTGGTGGAAGTGTCATTTTGGACAATGTAGAAAATATTTGTATTCTGCTGCTTGATGTGGTGCATATCTTACCACATCACACTCTTTATACTTATCAACCACTTCAAATGATGATTCCAATGGTTTACCACCTGAAGCAAAATAAGTAAGTGCAATTAAAATAACAATGAAGACGACAGAGGCACCAACAAATACACTGGCACCACGGAGAAACTCTTTGAGAGCATACTTATCTTCAGGAGTCATCATTATCATCCCAAGGGGCTTTACGATTCATCAGTTCTTTAATCCTCTCCACCACAGCAGGGTCTGGTGGTTCATTGATTCGTCGCACAAGTTCATCATATGCTTCTGCGGATACAATAATCCTTTCTGGTTCTTGTCCTAATCTCAACCTACGTTCTGGACTGATGGTTAGATTGTAAGGGTCATCATAAGGATAGATGTATTCCTGAAACCAACCAATACTCAAACTCTCCCAGAACTCACCATAACCCCATTCATCACCGTCATCATAACAGTCAAGAATATACAGGACATTACGAAATCCATCAAGGAAGAGTTCCCATTTTGTTGGGTTTTCAAATCTCACGGCGTTTCATCACTCCAATAATAACGTAGTTTATCACCATCGGCGTGAATATTCAAGTGGTAAATCTTTTTGTCTTGTGTGTAAATGCCCACCCACAGGCTCCGTTCGTTCATACTTTCCAGGTGAAACATTTCCACCTCTTCCAGCACAATTTCGTCTGGGTTTTCTTCCCACTTTACAAGTTTAGTCATTTTGTTCTCCACTCTTTTGTATTCTACACCCATAATGGTTGCAGTATCACCTTCTATAAGAACTTTTGATATGTCTATTTCAGTCATCGTATTCAAGGTAAAAACTATCTTTTTCTAGGAAATGGATTTTGTCGTGAATTGCTTGAAGTGCTGTCTGTTTGATTGCCCATAAGTCATCATCATCGTCAACCAAAATATTCACTTTGGTTGTTACATTTACTTTCAGGGACTTCATTTTGCCTCCCAGAACCTACCATCAGGACCACAAGCATAATCAAGTTCTTCCCATCTGGTTGACCTTAACATATCACAAAATCGTTGCTTACGACCAGTTACAAGGTCATCAGTAGTATTTGGAGAGGCACACATATCACAGGTTTGATTTCCAAAAAAGATGTGGTGCATCCAATCTTTACGATAATACTTGCAATCTTTACAGAGTTTAGTCATTTTTCAATTTCCAAAGATTTTCATCAAAGTAATCTTCCAAGTTTACCATACCATCTTCGTTTTTGGTAGGAAATCCCATTTCTTCTGCAAGAAAAAATGCCTTTCTCAATTTTTCAAAATAGTCTTCTGTGACATTACTTCTTACAAAACTACCATCCTCTGCGGTGATGAGACCACCAATCCATCCAGGACCACCTTTTCGTTGCTCTTCATTCAGTTGTTCTAAACTATCTGCTACGTTTTTAGTCATTGGTCTTCACCTTTCAGTTTTCTCACTCGTTCAAGAAACTCATCTGCTTGGTTACGAAGACCTTCAATCAATCCTTCAATGTCCTCAATCGCAATATGATTATACTCCCGATTAAGATATTCACAACGAATAGCATCAATCATACTTTCCATTGCAATAATCTGTTGATGCTCTGGTGTGATTGGTGTGCCGTGAGGAAGACTAGAAGTTTCAAGATTGTGAAAGTCATTATATCGTTGCAGGACACGATTACTCTTCTCACGACGTTCTGCTTCATCAAACATCGCATCTGGGTATGGTTCTTGGTTTCTCATCATTTCTCTGATTTTGTCTTTACCGTATTCAGTCAGTTCGTGTTTTTTGTTGCGGAGTTCTTCTACTTCTTGTGGTGTGAGATTTAACCACGGAGCATCATCAGGTTCTGGTAGATTGTTAGTCATTAGGTATCCATTCGGCAAAACTAAAGATATACGCAAGTCCCCAGTCTAATGTATGAGGTGGTAGTTCGTCAATATGATTGAACGCAAGTCGTCTTGCTTCCAAGATGCGTTCTTTACCTACCGCAAGTAGATTTGCTTTAGAACCTTTGAGAAACTCATTATAATCTGCCTGATTATTCTGTTTCGCACCAGAGATATACAATCGTCTCATTTCAGTAAAAAGTTCTGCGGTTTCAGGAGAAAATGTAATCACTTCTTCACCCAAAGGGATTTTCATAGTTTTCATACATCCCATAGAGAACTTCATCGCATCTCTGGTTTCTTCTACTGATAAGGCATCTTCATCCTCATCACGAAACTTGAATTGTATACACCCATTTGAGCATTCTATGACCCTCAACAGAGCAATCTTGTCCTTCTCTGCGTCAGGTAGTGCTTGAAATCTTGCGTCCCAGTCAATCATTGTTCCCATATCATTTGGTGCGAAAGTTTGTCTCTCAAAAAATTAATTCTTTCTTCATCATACTGCTGAAAGTTTCCTTTCTTCTCCACTTTCTTATAATAGTGTAGAGCATTTATAATTATACCATAATCTTCTATTGTAATATCAATTTTCATTACATTCTCATTTTTAATACTTCTGCCGTTACTTCTTGTTGTTTCATATACAACTTTAACATACCTTTGAGTGAAATCTGTAGTTCTTCTACATTCTCACAATTATCAATATTTCTTGCTAATTTTTCATACTCAAACATCTTTGAGGGATTTGTGAGTATAATATCATCTGGATGTCCCGTCATTTTTCTTATAAAACTCTATTTTAAGTTGAGTAATGAGTAAATCAACTTTATCTTCAATACGAGTAAGTCGTTCCTCAATAGTATCTATACGATACTCATCAATTGCTTCTTTTTTAACTGAATACGGGTCAATCGTTGCCATAGTTCCTTGTAGTGAATTGAGTAGTTGTTCGTCAGTCATTTCCATTCTTCCCATATTATACCCCATAACGAACGCAGAGTGCAACCACTTGTGCATCAAATCCTTACGAGTATTCACATCTTCTACTTCTGCATCACCAAAGAACCATTCACTACGAAAAGAAAAACCACCACAAAGATCATTAAACCATTCCTGAAATGCTTCTTCAATTGTATCATCAAAGTCCCAATCGTTTGTAGGATGTTTAGTCATTTAGAGTGCCTCCACATCATAAGAAATACAATTTAGTTCATCAGCAATATGAGTAAGCCAAGGTTCATCTTCAAGAATTCCACTTCTATGAATATTGGAAGAAATCACACGAATAGAAGATGCTAGTGCTTGTTTCATATCATCTGTTGCTGGTTGTGTAAGTTCTGCTTTGAATGTTTCCCAGATTTGGTATGCGGTGTTAGTCATTCTTCACCATCCCAATCAATCTCAACGGTTTCAAACTGTTCTACATTAGTGTAAGGCATAGGATTTGCAGGTCCTCCCATCTCATAATGGATTTTATCAAACAATTCATTAAGCACTAAACTCTCAAATCCTTCTTGGTCTGGATAATCCTCCCAGTCCTCAAACATTTCAGCTGTAGGAGCAACCGTGAGAGTTCTGGTGTAAGTTACTGTGATTGCTTTGAGTGGGATTTTAGTCATTTCAGTTCCTCTTCCTCTTTTTCAATAGCAGAGATAGCATTTAGAAACTCCAAACCATACTTACCAACAACCCACGCATCTTTATCCTCAAAGAACCTATCACCTATGGTTCTCATATCATAACCCTCTTTGTCTTTATCAAAGAAAGCAATCACATAACAGTTCTCTTGTCCTGAACCATTAGATTGATACCATTTGACGAGTTCATATTTGTTGTTGCATCTGCTCCAACGGAACTCAATATTACGAAATCTCATTTGGTTTCCTCAACATCAAGGTCTTTCATATACTCCCAGTTCCAGGTGCGTTCACATACACCAATGTCAAATCCAAACTTATATGCCCAGAACATAATGCTCATGAGAGTACCTGAACCTGATTTGATTTGAATATAGGGCCAACCAGCATACTCATTCCAACTCACAGATGCTTGAAGAAGTGCCCAACGTTTGTTATGAAGAACTTGAACATACCATTCGTGTCCATAATCTTCACGATGCTTGAACGAAATCAAGTTCACACTCCTTCCTCCAGATTGATTTGCTGGATTTCTTCCTCAGTCAGCACAGTGCCCATCGAACCTTTCTTTAGTCGTGCAATCTCTTCTTCACGGATTTTATATTCCTGAAACTTATCTTCAAGATCTTCATCCATCGTGATTTCATATTCTTTGCAAACTTTGCGTTGGTCTTCCTCACTTACCCAGTCATTAAACACCAGAGACATCGCACCACTACGGATACTTGCAGGATCCATACCAACACAAAGCATAAACTTCTCAAACAGTTTGAAATACTGCTTTGCGTTCAAGTCTGCAGCAGGTGCAGTAATCAGGTAGTGCTCTTCAGGAATATAATCATCACCAGTCCACGATGATGTTCCATAAGTTGGTGTGAATGTGGCATCAAACTTGAATTGAACTTCTGCGTTGTAAGACATAATGAAGGCAGTTGAATACTCATACTATAAAACCCCCTCAACTAGAAGTCAAGGGGGAGTGGACGGTTTTTAGATTGGACTATGAAGATAGAATTGATCGGCAAATCCTTTTACAAACTTGTTGATTGTCATCACACTCAATCAAACAATTATAATAATCATTAATCATATCATTTTGTTCGTTTGCCCTCTCTATAGTTTGGTTTAAATGATCCAGATTTTGTTTCCATCCAGCCAGTTGATTATAAGAAATTAAGTTGTGCATAATAACCCCCAATGCACAAAGAACATCATAACAAAGTTTGGTTTTCGTTCATAGGTTTTCTCACTCCAACATTCTATCATTATTTAGATATTATGTCAGGATTTCTTAACATAAGTACATTATGTTATTTCGGTTGCTTTCTTGCTGCTTTAACTTTTTTATCAATATGTGGATTACCAGTTAGTGGCATTGCTTTTGCACTTTCTGGATCTAGACGATTAAATCTATTAGAAACATTCTTACCATCAACCAAATCTGGATGCATACCATTTACCATCTCTGGTGGTGGATTATCGGGAAATCCATTTGGTGCTGGTTGTCCAGGATAAAGTTCCTTTTTGAATTGATTGAATGATTTCATTTTCTTGGAAGATTAAGATACTTGTTAGTTTGTTGATTAAGGAATGGATTATATTTTCCAGGATTTGCTTTTGCAAATCCTCTTGCTGCTGTTGGACCAAGTTTTGCTCCTTGTGCAGCTGCTACAATTGCTTCATCACCAGGAATTGGGGAAAGCAGTGTTGCTGCAGTGAGAGCATCCATTCCTAATTGTGCAGCAGCTGCCCATTGTTTATTTTGAGCATCTTGCTTGTTCTTTTCTGCCTGTGCCTGAAGATCTTTAATTTGCTTATCAAGAGCAGCATTTTGTTGTGGAGTTAATGGTTTTTGTTGGGATTTGGTTGTTGAAGTTTGTTTTGGATTATATGGAACAGATTTTGTGATTTTTTGAGTTCCAGAGTCAGTAACTCTATCAAATGTATAAGTCATTACTCCTGGAGTCACACCTGCATCTCCAGGCATTACATAATTAGATCCTGGGAAATTGGGTCCAAATTGTTTATCAGTATATTGTTTTCCTGCTTTTAATTGGGATTTTAATTGCTTTTTCTTTTGTTCTGGAGTTAATTTGGGACCTGCAGGTTCAGTTCTAACAAAAGATGTTGCTTCTGGACTATCAAGAGAAACAAAAACATTCATCGGGGTTCTTCTTTGATATCTCAAATTATTAATTTGAACAGATCCATTGAGAGGGACTACGAAAAGTAAAATATTTTCAAGTGATACTGAATAAGTTCCAGAAGTTAATGCAACTAAAATAGGAGAAGGTGAACTCCCAAAAACACCTAATATTTCATCACCAATAATATTCACATCAAAAAAAAGAGTAGTATAAATTGATGTATCAAAAGAAGCTGCGACACCATTTCCAAACAATCCCCCACCCGACCCAGTAATAGTGATAGTTCCATCAGAAATAGTATAACCTTCCCCTGCTTGTATATCCCAACTTGGATATGCGAGATTTACATCACCAGTTGCAGGAAGTGTTGTAAAGAATGTTCCAGAAGAAGTCATTCCTTCATTCAGTTCTTTTCTCCAATCACATTTTTTTTCTTCCATTACTGATTGAATATATTTTTTCTCTTCTCTTTCTAGTCTTTTTTGTATTTTTTGCTCATTAATCTTCTGCTGATGTTTCTTTTTAACATCTGCCATATCAATATGTCGCAGTGCTCTGGAATAGGTATTCATCAGCAATATTAAAGAATATTCTTACTTTTAGATATTTATTTAATACTTGATTGTTTGGAAGAAACCATTCTTTTCCACGATTGCAGAACAAGTATCAACGAAATCTCCACAGCACATATACTCAATCTTATCAAACTTTCTCATATTGTTGTGATGAATGTGTCCCACAATGATACCTTTATAATCTCCTTTCTGTCTGCAATAGTTTGCTAAATCAGTTTCATATTGATTAATATAGTTCTTACCCCGAATTGTATTCTTCAGTGCATACACCAATGAGAATCTAAAAATCTTTTCCAGAAACAAACTCATTGGAGTAATCAACTCATATCCCCAATTAAAAATCAACTGTTTCCAAGAACCAGAAGAGAATTCAGAGTGTTGATCTCCGTGTGTGCAAAGATACTTATCTCCATCTTTTGTTTTATACACATATTCTTCAACCATTTTAAAGTTCTTGTGTTCAAAAGGACAGTATCTCCTCAACATTCCTTCGTGATTTCCAGGAATATAAATGACTTCTACACCTTTCTTTGCAAGGTTTAAAATTTGATGAACACATTCAGTATGTTCCTTTTTCCAATGCGTATTATATTTTTCCATACAATACACATCAATAATATCTCCAACCAAGATCAGTTTCTTGGTTTTGATTTCTTTGAGAAACTTATAAAACTTCTTTACATTGCATCGTGTTGTACCCAAATGTACGTCACTTACAAATACTGCATCAAAGCTCATTGTTCTTCTCCAGTTCTTTCATAAGTTCTTTTGCAAGTTTCATTGAACGACGATGCATATTATACCGTGCCCAGGGTGTTTTGGGATGATACATTACAATCCATTTATATTTCTCATACTGAAATTTGATGAGATTGATGACAAATAAAAATGCCTTTGCGACACTCTGATCAGTACAAATCAGATATGCAGCAAAAGCAAAGAGTATAAAGTAAATGTATTGAGCAGTCACTTGATAATATTCCAGTGTGGATCGTTCTCTTTATTTAACCAAAAACAATAACGACGATTAATAGATACTACAAAAAGTTTAGTTTCAGTCTCTTGTTCCACTTCCATTGCGTGTAGAGAATCCATTTGATTGATAAACCGGTTTTTGGCACGGGATGTTTTGGGGACAACGTTAATCAAATGTTTTTTTGTTCGCATCATTTTTTGATTTCTTCAGTAATCATAACACTAATCTTGCTCTTCGGAGATTTGTTGTGACACTTTTTTAAGTGGTTTAACAACGTTGTGGTAATACCACTTGTCATATTCGTTTCTATTTTCTTTATTTTTTTCTCTATATTCTATCAAATAATTTAAATTTTCTTCACAGTATTTTTAATACTTTCTCTCCAATTCTTCAATACGAACTTGTTGTTCTTTGATTGCTTCAATTAACAAACCAATCATATTGGAGTAATTAACTCTCTTTAGATCATCATCACCAACTTCAACAAGTTCAGGTAGAACCTTCTCAACTTCTTGAGCAATTAAACCAAGTGAAGGTTTATTGTTATCTATCCAATTAAATCTTACACCTTGAAGTTGTTTTGTAAGTTCAATTGAATTTTCTATTGGTTGAATATTTGTCTTTTGAGTTACATCAGAAAGTGATGTGAATTGTGTTGCTGAAAGATTTCCTGCTGATGGGTTGAATTGAAGTTTGGTTGAGGAGACGTTTATATTTGTTATGGTTCCAGTCGTCACATCATCAAACACAACATATCTTGTTGCATTAGTTGTTGTATCATCAGATACTGTAAGACCTCCTCCACCTCCAGCAATATTTACAGTAGTAATACCGGCAACTGGAGTAGTAATTGTTGAAACTCCTGGACCTCTAAAATCAATTAACGTAATTCCAGTTCCTACGATTGATCCTTCAGTTCTAATACCAATTCCAGAAATTAAAGTTCCATTAGATGCTGTTACAACACCAGTAAAGCTTGCTTGAGTTCCAAAGAGTGATGCTGTATGCGTAGTGACTCCAGCAAAAGTTGATAATCCAGTTACATTAAGTTGTTGTGAAGTTAAGTTAGTAAATGTTGCTGCAGAACCCGTTACGTTTCCGACAGTGATATTTGGGGTCCCAGAAAGTCCCGTTGCATTTCCCGTGACATTTCCAGAAAAACTAGTTGCAGTAACAATACCGGAAAAACTTGCTCCTGTAGATACATTACCAACTAATTGAACCCTAGTAATCGTCATCTTATTACTTTTTAGTTATTTATCTAATTATGAAGTGTCTATGAGTATATCTTTACTTCTTGATATGCAGAATTGTATTTCTCATTAATTTCTTTTTTAATCTCTGCCCTTTTATCATTCGTAATATAAACCAATCGTGCATTACAAATGAACTCATCATCAAACACAAATTTATTTTCCAAATCTCTTAACTCATCTTCAATTTTCCATAGTTTTGAGTTAATCTCAAAAAGTCGTTCAAGTTCATTTTCATCATAAACATTATTATCTCTAGCAATTTTTATAAGATCCACAAGTTCTTTAAAGACATAAGAATTATCAGTGTATTGAGATTTAATTTTAAGAATTGAAATCTTATCTAGAAGTTCTCCAACAGATACTGGAATTATAATTCTCATAATGGATTACCCAAATCAAAGTTATTTTTAATGAACTCAATTAATTCTTTATTCTTAGAAGCAACTCCAAGACCAAATGTATGAGTGAATGTTACTTTTGGGATATCAAGTTCTTCAAAGAATTTTTTCACACCATATTGATTTCCATTCAGTTCTTCAATACAAGTGTCGTGGAATAGAATGACTCCATTTTCTTTTACAAATGGACTCCAAGTTTCATAATCGTGTTTGACTGATTCGTATGCGTGATCTCCATCAATGTGAAGAATATCAATCTGCTTATTCCAAGTCTTTGCAACATCATCAAAAAGTCCTTTAATAAAAGTCACATTGTCCTTCATAAACAATTTCTCTTGCTTATTTAAAACATACTCATATGATCCGTGATTTCCTCCAGTGAATTGATCACCTTCAAAAGTATCAACACCATAAACGTGACCAATACGAGGCATAGCAAAACAGAAAGTTGAGAAACCCCAATCAACTCCAAGATCTACGGTTACTTCTGGTTTAACTTGAGTCACTAACCATTCTGCAAATCTACGATGCCCTCTCCAACAGGAAGGAACGTCTTCAAGATTAGTCAAGAACAATTTATCAATCGCATCAATTCTTTCTGGTGATGAAAGCATATCTGGATTAAAACCAGTCGCAAAGATTGTAAGATTGGGATTATTTAATCTCTTGGAAAGTTCAAACAAATATCCAAATGCCTGAGATAAATGACTGCCTCCCATATTCATACCTTCACTGACTGCGTGGAAAGCATAATTCATTCCTCGTTGCATATCACCCATACTCAATAGAATTTGACTGAGACGAATGAAAGCAACAATTCTAAAACTATCAAAGTATGGTTTGGATACATTTAGAAATTCTTGTCCATATTCAAGTGCTTTTTCTCTATTTTGAACATTGAAATAATGACTGAAAATAAACCAAACCCAATACCAGTTAGTTAGATCTTTTTTATGTTCTCTTTCGCAAATACTGAAATAGAATAATTCCTTATCTACTGTCTTATGAATTTTCTTTGTAATCTTAATCGTCGTATCTACACCAACTTCATTCAGATATTCTTTCGTTGGAACAAAGTTTGGAACTTCGTGGACCGCATTCATCCAAGTATAATTTTTGGTTCTATGAAGACGAGTATGAACCTCATTAGACTGCACAGGTTCATCAGATCCATTATCATCAAATCTCAAATGTCTGAATGTAGTGAATTCATCTGCAATCACACCAAATCCTTCTGGATTAAATTCATCAATATCCTCATTAAAATCAAGTGCAAATGCCCAATCAGTTTCCACATAAGACAATGCTTGATTTCTTGCAACTGAAAAATCAAACTCTTCACGAGTTTGTGGATGTTCATAAACTTTAATTCCAGCATCCTTCAGTAGTTGAACTGTATCATCTGTACTTCCAGTATCAACTACGACTACATCATCAAACTTCTCTGCATTCTTGAGAAACTTTTCAATATTCTTTTCTTCGTTCTTTGCAATTGCGTATAGTGTAACTTTCATAAGTATGTGCTCCAATCAATACAAGGTGACAAAAAGTCTTTATGTGAGTGTGTAGAATAACCAGGAATACTTGAGATTAAATTCTTTCCTCTCTTATGTAGTTCTAAAAATTTGCCGTGATCTGCGGAAGGTTCAAATCCAGTTGAGAAATGTTTATGAATTTCTTGATCTTCTTTGAGTGTCTTAAACTTAACTGCAAAAGTATTTGTGGTTGAAGGAGTTGGCATCCAGTGAGAGTATTTTGTCGCAAGAACTTTAGTCATAAAGTCCTTGTACATCTCCTGATACTTGTCTCCGTGATCATAGAGTGTAACATATTGGACTGGTAAAGTAAATCCATCTATAAGAACCTTATCCCATTCTGGACGATGCACATAATCATCTTCAAGAAAATAAATGATCGTATCATCATCAAAGTCTTGTGAAAGAATATGATCTAGTGTCTTACAAAAACTAGAACTTTCTTTTCCACAGTTGATTGTGACTACTTCTTCATCTTTGAGAAAAGTATCTTCTTGTTTTCCATAACATTCATCAAAGATAATTGTATAGTTGGTGGTTTCTGGATTCAAAGTATTCTTGAAATTCTGGAATACCTTTTCTTTATTCCACCAATCTGGACGATTTGCTCCAGAAAGATTGACTTTTGATGTGTAACAGTGTCTTAAAAATACTTCAATTTTCATTTTCAAAAAGGATATTTTGGTGTTTCTATTGTTGTTTGTTCTGGTTCTTCATAAGCAAAAAACCCATATTGAATGATTGCAAACCAATTAGATTGAATATATTCATCATTCATCGTCACAATTCCATCTACCAATAGACGAGAAACCATTGACTTTGCAACAACTGGATCAATCGCATATGCGTGAGCACGATACATTTTGCGAATAAAAGTATCTGGTGCTTGCATATGAATTGGAGTTGGTTGAATAGGACTATCCCCATTCTTTTGGTCTCTACATCCAAGATAAGTTATTGCATTATAAAATGGATACATTCCATCAAACTTATTCACCATTATAGCATCGTGTTCCAAAATTACAATAGGTCTGTCTATTGTAATACAATGAAACCACAGACTGATGTGAGATAAACAGCATCCAATCTGTGATGGAGTCATAAACTTATGATTAACTTTAATCCACTTTAAATAATCCTTATCTTTCAAATGTTCTGGAATTACAATCTCACCCGAAGATCCATCAAATCCTTCCCAGAGAGTATATGGTTGTTCAACTGCTTCACAACTTTGAACACATCTTTGAGTTAATTTCTGTGAAGTTTCATTATTTGGTAGAGTAATAATGTAAGTGTTTTCTATATTGTAATTTTCATTTGGATAGAAAGATTGTAATGATCGTTTCATACTAAATTGCCAGATATAGAAATTCTGTAATCATCACTTGTAGTGAATGGATAGACACAATGAGACAAATGTGCGGGGAATAATACTATTCTACCACACCAATCTTCATTTACATACAAAGTTTCCAAAGATAATTGTCCCAAGATATTTGGATAAATGAATTGGAATGTTGATGCTGCTTTTGCTTTTGTATCTTTGACGTGAGAAGCATTTAATTCTTCTTCTACTTTATATGGAATCTTTAACCAACAAACAAAACTAAAAGTGCTACTATGATGATGAACTGGATTAAATTCATTCTTCTTTTGAAAATTAACCCACAAATGCGTAAGATTAAAGTCTTCTTCTTTTTGATAAAAATTCCAATAGTTTGTATATGACTTGCACATCTCATTTAGATATGGTTGCAAAACTGGAATGGATTTTTCCAATTCATATTGCCTCTCTATGTTTCCTGCAAGTCCATTATTATAACTGGAATGAGAATTGAAATTAGATGAAATCTCATTTATCTCTTTCATCACTTGGTTGTATAAGTGTTCTGGAAGTTGTCCAGTAGTCACTCCTGGATTGGGTAATGATATATGAGTAAACGTCATATGTTAAATTTATCATAAAGTTTTACATTTTCTTCACCAATCACTTCTTCTGGTGGTGGTGAAGTTCTTTGAAGTTTTGAACGAATTTGATGAAGATTATCAATACCCCATTCGTGATCTTTTTCTTCGGCACAAGTATTAAAGATACTGGAAAAATCGTGTGAATGTGGTTCTATCTCCAAAAACTCATAGATCTTATTCAGTTCTCTTTCTGGTTTTTGTGTAAGATCATTATAATCCACTAAATGAATATTTGAACGATAATGAGTTAATCCATACACCAAACTTTCATAAGGATCACAAACATAATTCTTCCAAAGACATTCAATACGATTGTCTGTTGTGATTAGTTTTCCTTCTCTTCTTAAATGAGCATCTACAAAATTATCTGCTTCATTATTTCTTTGAATAAGGAGAATATAAGAGGAAAGAACTTCACTAATTCTACGATTGGTTGCAATAATCTTTGGAGTTTGATGTAGAAACTTTTCAATAGAAGAAACATTCTTACACCAACCACGATGTTTATCAAGAATACAAGGTTTCTCTATGTGATTATAAAAGTTTTCTAAAATTGAATTGTAAGTATTATATTGTATCTGTTGCTTATCATAAGTGTATTGAAGATCCAGTTTAGAGAAACCTTCATCAATCCAACAAAGCAAATCTGCAAGTGGTGATGTTGGAGTTGCTTGTAGTTTTGGATGTTGTGAAAGAATTGATCCAAGTAAAGTAGAACCTGATCTTGGAAGACCAGAAAGAAAGAATAATGTTTTCATAATTAAAAAATAATGTTTTACTGATAATCGTCTATGTATGTGGTTGTTGCTGTATGATTACCTCCACAAGCAACTTGTTTACAGATGTTTTGGTCTGTGAAGAAGACACGAATTGGAACGCGGCTGTCCGATGAAAAACCATTTCCCATTTGTCCAAAAGCACCTTTTCCCCAAGTCCATAAGGTTCCATCAGTCTTGATTGCTGCGGTATGTTGACTAACGCTTACTTGTTTCCAGTTGGTTCCTCCTGCAGTTGTTGTGATTGGAGTGGATCTAGAGATTGTTGAATTGTTTCCTAGTCCTCCATAAAAAGATTGCGGTCCCCAAAGCCATAATGTTCCATCAGTCTTGATTGCTGCTGTATGATATCCACTAGCAACTTGTTTCCAGTTGGTTCCTCCTGCAAATGTCGTGACTGGAGTGGATCTAATGGTTGTTGTATTGTCACCTGTGTTACCTCCCCAAGTCCATAATGTTCCATCAGTCTTGATTGCTGCTGCAATATCAACTTGTTTCCAGTTGGTTCCTCCTGCAAATGTAGTGACTGGAGTGTCTCTTTGAGTTGTATCATTGGTTCCTAATGCACAAAAAGTATTGCGTCCCCAATTCCATAAAGTTCCATCAGTCTTGATTGCTGCAGTATAATTACTTCCACAAGCAACTTGTTTCCAGTTGGTTCCTCCTGCGAATGTGGTGACTGGAGTGGTTCTGTTGGTTGTTGTATTGTTTCCTAGTTGTCCATAAGCATTAAGTCCCCAAATCCATAGAGTTCCATCAGTCTTGATTGCTGCTGTATGATGATATCCACAAGAAACTTGTTTCCAGTTGGTTCCTCCTGCAAATGTGGTGACTGGAGTTGATCTATTGATTCCTGATGTATTGTCTCCAAGTGCTCCATGAGTTCCACCTCCCCAAATCCATAGAGTTCCATCAGTTTTGATTGCTGCGGTATGTTGATATCCACAAGCAACTTGTTTCCAGTTTGCTGCTCCTGCAAATGTAGTGGTTGGCTCGCGTTTTGGAAATGTAAAAGAATTGTGTCCTATTTGTCCAGCACTATTTGCTCCCCAAACCCATAAATTACCTTTCCTAAAAGGATCAAAATTCATAAAAAGATCATCAAATGATGTTTGTGTTCCAGAGATACTAGTAGAAAAATTTGTAGGCATTAGAGGACTTCCTAGATATTATTGTTGAGATACAAAACTGGAGTGTTCATTTTGATGCTCCACTCCTTAAAATAATCCAGTGTATCTGTATTTATCGCATCATCAATTGAAGTTAATCTTAAATATTGTCCTTTGTCATTATTTTCCACAGAAGCAAGAACTCCACACTTATCAGGTCTCATTTCTTCTGGTAATAGTTCTTGAGTCCAAGCACAGAAATATCCTTCACACACTTTTGGTCTTGCCTTATGAACACTACATCCAGTCTCACATAAAAATTTACAAGACTTCCCGCCACCAAACTCATAACCATATGCACTTCCCTTTAACCAAGTGCAGCAGGCAGTGCATTCTCCACAAGATCTCATAAGTATTCTACCTCTCTAAAGTAATGTGTATAGGGTTCATAGTCACTTATACCTTTCTTTAATGGAATAGGATGATTATCGGCAATGTAATCGTCTTGCCCATATTCCATAAAGGACTTTGCTCTTACATTCTTATTAGTTCCTATCCAGAACTCTCTATCAAAACGATAAGCAGTATTCAAATAATGATGATCTAATGTTTGAATATAAGATGCATTTGCCCACCAAAAGTTTCCACAATAACAACTAATACCTTCATTAGAAGTCATCGTTCCATCTCCCCACAATGTCGGTCCAAGTGGTTTAAATGTTTGTCCTACGCAATCATAATTATTCAAATATTCTACACATTCTTTCCAACGATCAATCACAAAATATTCCATCATCAGTCTCCAAGAATTAGCAACAAGAGTTTCTTTGCTTGCTCCTTTCATATGAAAATATAAAATCTTATAATCTGGATTTTCATATGCAAAGTTTTTGAGTGCTATAAGAGTTTCTGTTTCTTCTTTCCAATTAGTATTATACACCACTTTTGCTTTTTCCGGAACATTGAAAATTTCCCGATCCCCATTCACACCAATATGAATATAATCGGCAGCATCAATGAGTCCGGAACAATACAATCTATGAATTTGTGCTTGATAAACAAAAGCACTCATACCAGATTGAAAGGTATGATAAAAAATTGCGATTTTCATATTGGATATACCTGTCCATTTGGTCCGTGATTACGATTCACTCCAAGAGAAGGAACTTTAATTAACTTTTTATGGTCAATCCACTTATAAATTGAATGTTCAATATCAATTCCACCAGTATAAGTCATCATTGTGTCCATATAAGAAAAGCACTTTTGATACATTTGAATTGTTTCATTCAACAAACTCTTATCAAAAGACCATAATCCTGTAGTGACTTGTCCCTCTACTCCACAAAGAAGATTAAACATATCATCTTTCATAGTATGAACTTGCATCACATAATAATTGTTCAGTACTCTACTTTCATAATCCCCAATATTAAACTCATCATTTAAAGTATATCTACCAGAAATCTTAAAAGCTCTTGTAAAATCTATATCTTTAATTTGAATAAAAGTATTAGACAAAGATCTTGTTTCTAAAAGTGACTTACCAAAGTCAAACTTTTCTGGACATTTATCTAAATTCTCATAAAGTTGCCGAAGAACATTATCATCATAGTGTTCCACATAATAATCACTTTGCTTCATTAATTCCATAGAATATTCTTCTGGAAGTTCTACTGGAGAACTTTCAGTAATCCAGATAATAGAATTAGGAACTCTTTTTCTAATAGATTGAATAGTATCTAATGTTTGTTCAAATCTTTCTTGAGGGGAATGAAAACTTCCAACTTTAAATGGAATAATAGATGATGTAACAATAAACAAGAACTTATAGTCCATAAAAGCACGATGAATGATGTGGAATAATTTTTTGATCTTCTAATATATTATTTACACGAGTTGTCCAGAAGTCTGGAATTGAATCTTTGAATTTACTAATTCTAAAATAATGCCAAGTTGCTGGATATAAAGTTCCTGTTCCATACATCCCATATCCAGAAAGTTTGTATTCTTCTGGACCATCATAACCAATTGGATACATTAACTGATAGGGCATTCCAATTTGATCTGCTCTCAAAGTTAAAAGTTGTGCGGTATCTATTTGCACTCCATTTTGCATAAACCAAGAAAAGTCTGGATTACCTAATGTATTCCAAGCATCTTTTGTTACAATCAAACAAGAAGCAGCAGCATAGATATGATTTCTCATAGAAGTATGAGAAATATTTTGAGCATTACCCACAAATGATTGATTCTCTACTGCCCAAGAATATGCCTTTTCTAAAGGTTCTTTATTGTGAGGAAGGCAATCAATATCCAGAAAACAAGCAACTTCTTCTTGCTCCATCACAGAAGTCATAAACTTTCCGTGAGCAGTATAGACTTCATCATAATTTTCAATCTCATCGTGAATATGATATTGGACTTCAATACCAATATGATTGCAGACTTTTTTATGATCTTCTAGTAGTTTGAGTGGAAGATTTTTTGTGTAAAAGGTATGAAATCTCATAGGTAATTGGCATTGAAACTAATGACTATTCTTTGTTCTGTTTCTTCTTCTGTATAATGAACCAAATCACTTGAGAAGATGACTAACATTCCAGGATAAGGGTTGATTGATGTGTCTGGAAATATCAAAGGAGTTTTTCCAGAAAGATAAAATGCTCCACTCACAACACTTTCTTCGTGTTTATGCGCTTTGAGTTTATTTCCTGGTTGTGAAATATTAAACCAACTATTGATAAACTTTAAAGGTGGAATATTATACTTACCACAGTATATTCTAACATATTGTTTGATTATATTCTTCAGTCCAATCAGTTCTGGATATATTAGAACAGGCATTCCGTGATTATAAGTAGAAACACCTTTACTTACAAGTCCGTGAGAACTGGTTTCTATTTGTAAAAGTTTCTTTTTGATGGACTCAAGATTCAAAAAAGATAAATCATACTCTTCTATCATTCATAAACTCTCCAAACTCTTTGATTGCCGCATCCCAAGTTCTTGGTTTCTTTTGTCTAAACAGATGAACATTATCTCCATACCACATAGATTTTCCTGTTGAACTTATCCAGACATAATATTCCATAATCGGAACAAAGACACAGACTTCTTTTCCCATTGATGCCGCAACGTGAGCAACGAAACTACAAGAAGTCACAACCAAATCCAGGTTCTTAATAATAGAAAATGTATCCGCAAACTCTCTACCTCTAACCGAAAGTGATTGTTTGATTTCTGGATACTCATTCGCATCCTTATTATCAGTATAAGTTTGCAGTGAATAGAGTGAATACCCTTTATTTCCAAGTACACTCATATAATCTTTGAGTTCTACACTTCTAAAAGAATTCTGTTCAAATCCAGAACTAGATGCCCAGAACATTCCAATCTTATATCCAGTATCTTCTTGCATCCATTTCCATTTCTCATCATACTTAGGAATGGTTTGGAGATAAGGTTCTTGTCCCAAATCTTCTATTGTTAGATTAAGATAATAGGGAAGTGCAAGACCATAAACCCAACAAGCATCTTTAGGAAACTCTGGTTTATCCCAAACGCAAACAGCATCATAACCATTATACTGAAAGAGTTCTACAAGTTCTCTTCTGGTTGAACTCCAAATAGGTTTCATTCCAAGATCTTTGAGATGTTTCATAAACCGAATGTGAATGACTTCATCACCAGCACCACATTGATTATCTACAATAATCGTTCTTCCAGGAGTAATAGTTCCATCCCATTTTTCATACTCTGGAAGTTTTTGATTTTTGTATGCTTCTACTTCTCCTGCTTTGAGAAAGTGTTGAAGACCTGTATGAATATCATTCTTGCGAAAGTAATGTCCCGATAAGTTATGATATGCTTTTCTTTCAATTTCTTCTGGTAGTTGTTTTTGAAGAAGATTGAAAAGAAGTTTTTCCGACTTATCTTTTTGATTCAGTGCAGAATAAGCAAAAGTTTCTTCAAGAAGAAGTTCAGTATCTTGGGGATTTTGTTTCTTTAATTTTTCAATTTGAGTGATTGATTTTTCTGGAATATTAGATTGATTATAAGCATTAATCAGGTTCTTTGCTGTTGTATATTTTTCTTCTTTTGTTTGTGCTAATTTAAGTCCCTTTTCTCCATACTCAATTGCTTTGGAGAAGTTTTTGAGTTCAAAAAAGCACTTTGCAATTTCATCATATTGCTGAAATACTTGTGCTCTTTTTCCAAAAGCATTCAGAAGTTCAAATGTAAGTTGATGTTCCTGAAAAGAATATAATGTCTTTGCAACTAGTTCAAGAGGGTTCATATTTTTTGGTATGATATAGAGGTATTATATCAAATTTTAGATGCCTTGTAAATCATCTGAAGTTCTGATTGCTGATACATAAGTATATCCACCAGAAACTTGTTTCCAGTTGGTTCCTCCTGCGAATGTCGTGACTGGAGTAAATCTATGGTCAGTGTCTATGGCATTGATTCCTAGTCGTCCACTATAATTATTTCCCCAAATCCATAATGTTCCATCAGTCTTGATTGCTGTTATGTGAGCATATCCAAGAGCAACTTGTTTCCAGTTGGTTCCTCCTGCAAATGTGGTGACTGGAGTAATTTTTTGGCCAAATGCTTCATTGATTCCTAGTTGTCCACCAATCCCATTAGGACCCCAAACCCATAAGGTTCCATCAGTTTTGATTGCTGCTGTTGTCAAACCTCTATTTGCACACTCAACTTGTTTCCAATTTGATCCTCCTGCAAATGTGGTGACTGGAGTGGATCTATTGGAGAATGTATTGTCTCCTACTTGTCCAGCATTACGTCCCCACGTCCACAAAGTTCCATCAGTTTTGATTGCTGCTGTGTTCTCACGACCACAAGAAACTTGTTTCCAGTTGGTTCCTCCTGCAAATGTTGTGACTGGAGTGGTTTTATTGACTGTTGTATTGTCTCCTAATTGTGCATAAGCATTACGTCCCCAAATCCATAGAGTTCCATCAGTCTTGATTGCTGCTGTATGATATCCACCACAAGCAACTTGTTTCCAGTTGGTTCCTCCTGCAAATGTGGTGACTGGAGTTTGTCTTTGAGTTGTTGTATTGTCTCCTAATTGTCCCCGATTATTATATCCCCAAACCCATAATGTTCCATCAGTCTTGATTGCTGCTACGCGTTCTACCCCAGAAGCAACTTGTTTCCAGTTAGTTCCTCCTGCAAATATGGGGACTGGAGTAGGTTTATCGTTTGTTGTATTGTCTCCTAGTTGTCCATAAACATTAAGTCCCCAAGACCACAAAGTTCCATCAGTCTTAATTGCTCGCGTGTCATATCTACTATTAGAAACTTGTTTCCAGTTTGCTCCTCCTGCAAATGTGGTGATTGGAGTGCGTATATCGGGGCCGAATGCTACATTGTTTCCTAGTGATGCATAAAGATTAAATCCCCAACTCCAAAGTTCTGGAGTAATCAACTGACCTGCAATTTGTGGATACACAGTCATTAAGTATTCTTTGGTGATCCAACCAAGACTACCTAAATCTCTTCCATCAGAAAGTGTAAAATTAAGGTTAGGTTGGTAAGGCATCTCAAATTACTCCAGGTCTTTCTAGTCTTTCTACAGGGGGAACAATCTCAACTTCATAAACTTCTTCTTTAGTCTCACAAGCATCAATCTCTTGAAGTTTTGCAAGTTCCCAATCATATGCTTCTTGAACTTCTGCATCAATTGCAGAAATAATTCCTTGAAGATCTTCTTTTGTTACTTCTAACCATACACCATTATCAAACTTAAAGTTAAATGGACCATCTCCCGAAACTACTTTTGAAGTAAGTGCAAGTCTGTTTTCTCTATCAGTAGAAACACTGATTTCAGTATCATTTAGAGTTACAGTGATTGTAGTATTTTCTCTTCTCTGTCTTTCTGGTTTTACACCAACTTTACGTTCGTTTTTAATTTGCTCAAGTGATTTATCTGCTTTCCAGTAATTAAAAACGACTTCATCTTCTTTGATTTCGTGAACAGGACCATAAAGATATTCATAGTTTGGATCAAATTCAGGTGCCTGATTTCTTGTTGGAAGAATTTTGACTTCATCAGTAATTGATAAAGGTACATTCTGATAATCTACAGAAGACACTTTAAATCTTTCTGGAAGTTCAAGTTCTTCTTCCAGAACGGAATTGATCATTCTAACATTAAAACCAATCGGTCCTAAAAGTAATTCTTGACCATTAACGAGTGCGTACATATTTTTTAAACCTTTGAAGGTTTTCTGTTATTTATATATTTATTAAATAAAGTAGGTAGGATCAGTGCCTGATGTGACTGCTGCTGTATGAGCAATTCCACCAGAAACTTGTTTCCAGTTGGTTCCTCCTGCAAATGTTGTGACTGGAGTGGATCTATTGACTGTTGTAATGTCTCCTAATTGTGCAGCAGAATTACGTCCCCAAGTCCATAGAGTTCCATCAGTCTTGATTGCTGCTGTATGATATCCTCCACCAGCAACTTGTTTCCAGTTGGTTCCTCCTGCTAATGTTGTGACTGGAGTGGATCTAGTGACTGATGTATTATTTCCTAGTTGTCCAGTATAATTAAATCCCCAAGTCCATAAGGTTCCATCAGTCTTGATTGCTGCTGTATGGGTTTGTCCACCAGCAACTTGTTTCCAGTTGGTTCCTCCTGCGAATGTTGTGACTGGAGTAGATCTATTGGTTCCTGATGTATTATCTCCTAATTGTCCATTAGTATTACGTCCCCAAATCCATAGAGTTCCATCAGTCTTGATTGCTACGGTATGAGCATTTCCACAAGCAACTTGTTTCCAGTTGGTTCCTCCTGCAAATGTTGTGACTGGAGTGGATCTATTGGTTCCTGTATTGTCTCCTAGTTGTCCATAACCATTAAATCCCCAAGTCCATAAGGTTCCATCAGTCTTGATTGCTGCTGTGTGGCGACCACAAGAAACTTGTTTCCAGT